ATTCCTAGAGCCTATACAGCGTGAACAGGAAAGACTGAAGCGCAACAAGTGGAAGCAATGGAACCCTCGCCTAGTGTTCACTCTTGGTAATCACGAGCACCGTATAGAGAGAGCTATTGAGGCAGACCCCAAGCTAGACGGACTAATGAAGTATGAAGACTTTATGTTAGAGGAGATGGGCTTTGAAGTTGTACCATTTTTGGAACCTATTGTCATTGATGACATCGCCTACTGCCACTACTTTACTTCAGGTGTTATGGGCAGGCCAGTTAGCTCTGCTAAGTTAATGCTGGCTAAGAAGTATATGAGCTGTGTGATGGGCCATGTACAAGATAGAGACATAGCCTATGCCCGTAAAGCAGACGGCACAAATCTACTAGGGCTGTTTTCAGGTATATTCTACCAGCATGATGAAGACTACTTAACTCCCCAGACTAACGGAAGCTGGGCTGGTATATGGATGTTGAACGAGGTAGCCAACGGCGGTTGTGATGAACTACCAGTCAGTATAAACTATCTAAGACAGAAGTACGGAGAAGAGGATGGCTCTAACCTATTACGATTTACTGGATAAGCTGAAGCTACTGGACGAACTAACACTCATAGAGATATTAGACATAAGCTCAGAAGAGTTAGTAGATGCCTTTAGCGACAAGGCCAACGATAAATTAGAACAGTTACAAGAGGATTTTAGACATGAGACTCAATGACGCAACACCAGCAGACTGGGATAGAGTACGTAAGCAACACCCAGCAATAGAGAAGACAGGACTAGAGGCATGGATGAAGGCAGCACACGATGAAGATGCAGACCTCTGGGAAGACGAGTCTTTGGAGGACATAATTGCTAGGCAAGACGAGGAAGAAGAAGAAGACATGGTAGGTGCGCCTAAGCACTACAACTCAGGCAACATAGAGTGTATTGATGCAATAGAGGAATCCATGTCCAGTCATGCATTCAAAGGCTACCTCAAGGGCAACTGCATGAAGTATTTGTGGCGCTATGACTACAAAGGCAAGCAGGTAGAAGACTTACAGAAAGCTGGTTGGTACTTACGAAAGCTAACAGCAATGGTAACAGAGGAGAATAGCTGATGGACAGGAAGCCAGTGTTTGAGTTTATACACTACCCAGAGTTCGGAGAAGCAGAGAGAATATCTCCAGCAGTCAAGATAGTCTATACGCTATATAGTGACGGGCAAACAATACATGACATGAGAGAGCAGTTTAATTACTTTTTAAAAGCATGCTCCTATCACATACCACTAGATGAGGAAGAATAATGGATCAGTACCAACAGTTTATACACAAGAGCCGCTACGCACGGTGGCTACCTGAGCAGAAGCGTAGAGAGACATGGGCAGAGACAGTGAACCGCTATGTAGCCTTCTGGGTTGACAGAGGTCAGCTAGACCAGAAGACCAGCAGTAAGATGTTTGATGCAATACATAACATGGAAGTCATGCCTAGCATGCGCTGTATGATGACAGCAGGAGATGCTCTGGCCAAGGACAACGTAGCAGGATTTAATTGTAGTTACTTAGCCATTGACTCACCACGTAGCTTTGATGAGCTGATGTACGTATTGATGTGCGGCACAGGCGTAGGCTTCAGCGTAGAGCGTAACTTCATCACCAAGCTGCCAGAGGTTGCAGAGACCTTCCACAAGACTGACAGTGTTATTGTTGTTAGTGACAGCAAGATAGGCTGGGCCTCTGCCTTCCGTGAGCTGATAGCTATGCTGTATGCTGGTAAGATACCTACGTGGGACATGAGCAGGGTACGACCAGCAGGGGCTAGACTGAAGACCTTTGGCGGACGTGCAAGCGGACATGAACCACTGCTAGACCTGTTCAACTTCTGTGTAGAGATATTCCAGAAGGCAGCAGGACGTAAGCTGACAAGCATTGAGTGTCATGATGTAGTGTGTAAGATAGCGGACATTGTAGTGGTAGGTGGTGTGCGTAGATCAGCTCTAATCAGTCTCTCTAACCTGTCTGATCCACGTATGGCGAAGGCTAAGTCAGGAGACTGGTGGAGGCATGAGGGCCACCGTAGGCTTGCTAACAACAGCGTAGCGTACACTGAGAAGCCAGACTTTGAATCCTTCTTAGGCGAGATGCAGAACATGTACGAGAGTAAGGCGGGAGAGCGTGGAATCTTTAGCCGTATAGCAGCTCAGAAGATTGCAGCACGTAACGGTAGGCGTGATCCTGACCAGGACTTTGGTACTAACCCATGCTCTGAAATCATCCTGCGTAGCAACCAGTTCTGTAACCTGTCAGAGATTGTAGTACGTCCTGATGACACACTGGCTAGTCTCAAGAAGAAGGCAGAGATGGCTGCTATCATTGGTACACTACAGGCTACACTGACGGACTTC